GGCTTTTTGCAAGGCCCTCCCTATATTGTCTTCCCACGTAATGGAGATTTATTCCAATAAAGTAGTTTTGATTATAGTTGACTTCCGTAATATATGTGAGTGGTTGTCTATCAAAGAAGGTAAGTTCTCTAGTACTTGCTCCATAAATGAAGAAATACATTCTTCCAACTTCAATTCCACCAGTATCCTGTAAGTTTATATCTATTTCTTGAAGCTCACCCAATACTTGTCTAAGTCTACCAGAATACCAATCTCCACTACGATTTTTCTTTCCGGCTTCTTTTATGATTTGATCGCCAATACCTTTTCCCTTTTCATATGGAATGTCTTTCATATTCCTAGATCCTCTTCAGTCATAATTCGGAACTCATAATTACGATCTGCACAGAATTCTTTCGCTGCTTTCCATTTTGCCTGATTTTTAACCCAAGTTTGAACCTTGTATGCCCATGCTTTTGTTCTTCTTTTGGGGTTTTGTTCTGGCATTTGCAATTCTTTCTTGGGTTTTATTTCAATCACGACTGTTCGTGTATTTCCATTTTTATCTTTATACTTTACAAAGAAATCTGGAAAGTAACGATGAACTTTGTTATCCAAAGGAGAAAGATAAGGAATCCAGAATTCCTCAGATTGCCATTGGTTCACATTTTCATTTAAGTCACAATATCTCATGAACTTTCTTTCCCACAAAGAACGATAGACAATATTTGTGGGATCACCTTTATATTTTCTAGGGTTTTCTGGTCGGTATTTTCCCTTATAACTCATATACATACTATAGATCCTTAAGTAATATTTATAGATGGCTGAACCATTTAGGCCAGATTTTCCTTCAAACGAGTATAGAATAGATCCAATCTATACAAGGATGACTCTGCCTAGAAATACTAATGATGGTCGTGCGGCTTTACCTGGAGTTAGTGAATTATTTGGTGAACTGTCTGTTACAAGCCAATTTAAAGTTACTTTATTTCTTGGCGATACATATCCAGTTACAAACTCAGATTCTGATATTAATGCTTGGTTAGTTACTTGTGGAGTTTTGGGATCAAACCTATTCAATGGCAATACTTCGTATTTAAATTCTCTTCGTTATGAATTTATGTGCAATGAAACTGCTCTTCCAGGAGCATCATTTAGTATGTTCGAAGAGACTGGAAGTAGACAAGGAGTTGTGGAAAGATTTCCAAATCGGAGAGATTTTCCAGAAGTCACAATGACATTCTATGTTGATGCAGAATATGGTATTATTCGTCTATTTGAAGAATGGATGAATTTTATAAATCCACTTTATAAAACAAAAGGTAAACTACCATCAGGTAATCCTAGAGGTGGAGTTGGACAATTTGATTCTGAACAATTTTTTAGATTTAGATATCCAAAAACATATAAGAGAGATTTAGCGATAACTAAATTTGAGAGAGACATTTATGTAGATCCAAATACTGCAAATGTTACAAGAACTCCTTCAATGATGACTTATAAGTTTATCAATTCATTCCCAACAAATTTAACTGCGTTACCAGTCACTTATGAAGGTAGTACAATTACAAAAACGACAGTAAGTTTCAATTATGATCGTTATGTAATTTTAAATCACTTCGGAACTGGACAGAATAATTATGAAAATCCATTCATAACTGATGGTGGAGAAAATATAAGCCTTACAACTCCATCTATTTCTTGGGGTAATGCTCCAGAATACTTTACAAATCCAACATATGGAGTTAACTCTGGGATTGATCTTTCTCCGTCTTTTAAACCACTCTAAATAAATTTAATTGATTATATAATTATATGCCATTACCTAAGATTGCCACACCAACTTATGAGCTCAAATTGCCTTCTACTGGAAAACCTGTAAAATATAGACCATTTCTAGTAAAAGAAGAAAAAGTTCTAATTTTAGCTTTAGAAAGTCAAGACATTAAACAAATTACTTTAGCGATTAAATCAGTTCTAAAAGATTGTATTTTAACAAAAGGAATCAAAGTAGAAGAGTTGCCATCTTTCGACATTGAATATATTTTCTTAAACGTTAGAGGAAAATCGGTAGGAGAATCTGTAGATTTAATTGTAACTTGTTCTGATGATGGAACCACCGAGGTTCCCGTTAAAATTTTTGTAGATGAAATCCAAGTCCAAAAAGATGAAGAACACTCTACAGAAATAAAAATTGATGATCAAATCATGATTAAAATGAAATATCCTTCATTGGATCAATTCATTAAAAATAATTTTGATTTTACAACTCAAGAGTCTGTATCAACGATTGAAAAGTCCTTTGATATTATCTCTTCTTGTATTGAATCTATTTTTACTGCAGAAGAAGCTTGGGCAGCTTCAGATGTAACTAAAAAGGAATTGATTGAGTTTATTGAAAGTATGAACGCAGATCAATTTAAAAAGATTGAAAAGTTTTTTGAGACAATGCCCAAATTGTCTCACACTTTTACAGTAGTAAATCCAAATACTAAAGTAGAAAATACTGTAACTCTGGAGGGTCTAACGAGTTTTTTCGGCTAATCATGGCTCATATTGATCTTGAGTCATATTTCCGTATTAACTTCGCCCTCATGCAGTTCCATAAATACTCATTGACAGAGATTGAAAATATGATGCCTTGGGAAAGAGATATCTATCTCACCCTGTTGAAAATGCACATTGAAGAAGAAAACTTAAAGGCACAACAGGCAGCAAACCGTGGCAGTTAGTTCACTACTCAATCCATCTAGTATTGTTAGAGAAAGACCAACGACGGCTGCAGCTGTTCAGAATTTTATTACTGGTGGATCTCCTCTTGGTGAAGGAGTTGTTGCTAGTGCTGCTAATAAAATCGTTGGATTTCAAAGAGGTGCTGCTGGAGTTGCGGCAAGACCACCAGATTTAAACTCTATTATTCAAACATTATCATCAAACATTTTAACTAATGTTGAAAATAGAGTACAATCAATAAATCAAAATGTAACTCAAGTAGTTAATCAAAAAATTGCTGGATTAGAAGAAAAGTATAATAATAGATTAGATAAAGTTGATTCGGCAAAACCAAATTCAATTTTACAAAATTTCTTAAATTTATACAAAGAAGCGTTAGGTTATATCCAATTTCTTGGAAATAGAAAAAATGTAAGGACTCTTGGAGAAAATCTTAAAGCACTTCAAAGTGTATTCACAGAAACTTTTAATGTTGCTAAGATTATTCGTCAAACAATTGTAAGGATAGTAAAACAACTTTCAAATTTACCTACTGCAACTGCTGGTGGCGGTGGATTAAATTTAGACATTGATATTCCTGGAGGTGGACTCAGAAGAGGACCAATGGGAATGCTCTCCAAAGCATTGAGAGGTGGGGGTAAAGCAGGTTTGATGTTGGGTGGTGCTGCATTAGCTGGTGGACTTGGATCTAAAGTAGTAAGTGGAATGTTGGATGTAGGTGGAGATGTTCAAGCCGCACCAATGGTTGAAGGAGCTATACCTGGAATCTTATTAGATAGATTTAATTCCATTCTAGATAGATTTTCTTCAGCTATTAGTTCATTATCAAATGTTAAAAAATCTCAACCAACTTCTGGTGGTGGAGTATCTACTATTGGAGCAAAACCGAAAACAAAAGAAGGTAAAACTGGTGGAGCTCCTGCAGCTGCGGCAACATCTGCAATAAGCTCTGCACCAGGAGATGAAAAACTAGCAGCATTTGTTGCAAGTATGGAGGCAGCATCTCCAGAAAATGCTGCTGATGCGATGCAAGTGATGTTAAATCGTTCAGCTTCGGGTAAATATGGAAAAGGATTAGCTGGTGTTTTATCTGGATATGATCAGTTTTCTCCAATATCTGCAGCAATTTTTGGAAAAAGTGCAGATCCAGCCGCTGCAGCGAAATATGGACCAATTGCTGCAAAATTACCTGGGAATACTCCTCAAGAAAAATTTCAATATCTACAAAAAGTTTCTGCTGAACCCGATGGTTTAAATAAACTTCAACAAATTTTTGGTGGTGGGTCCGCTGGTGTTGCTGCAACAATATTAAATGATCCAAAATACTTAGAGGCTTCAAGGCAAAATGTCAAAGGTGCTTTGAATTTTTATGGTGGGCGTCAAGCACAATCAGGAGATATTCAATTTAGATCTGGTGGAAATTGGTTCTATAATTTTGGCGGAAAAATAGGAACATTAGGAACACAACCAAAACCTGTAACTACAACAGCACCATCACAGGTCTCTCCAGCGCCAGTTCAACAACAGACACAACAACAAATTGCACAAACAGTATCACAACCACCAGTTCAACAGACACCCCAAGTAAATATTGCTCCCCTGAATGTCGCTGCACCACAAGCACAATCTACAAAAGTAGGGGAAACAATGGCTCCTCCACCTGTAATGAGTAAAGGTGGAGTTACTGTCCCATTTTTATCATCATCAAATCATGATAATTTCCTCACACTATATTCTAAAATGGTGTACAACATTGTAGACGGATAATATATGGCAACTCCAAAAAAAGATACTCCATTAAAGTCACCTTTAGTATCTGCTTTCAATAACATTGTTAATATTAATCGTTCCAAATCTCAGATGAGGTCAACTCAGACTTCATATAATGAATTTTTAAAATTCATGACAACTGAGGTAAAAAATATTGAAGCGATTAAACTTCCTGATGAAAAAAAGATAAAAAAACTGGCTAATATCAACGTATCTTCCACTTTTGGATCAGCAGGAAGTTTACTATCTGGTTTAGCTAGTGGTGCATTAGACGCTGCAGGATTGGTTGGGGATTTATTTGGAGGAAAACGAGGTGGAGGAGGCGGCCGCGGAGGTAAAGGAGGAAAACCAAAGGTAAATCCAAAAGCCGGAAAACCAATTCCAAAAGGAAGAAGAATTAGACTTCCTGGAGTTAGAGGATTGCCAATTTTATCTGCAGCTTTAGCTGGGTTAGATTTCGCAGAGGGAATCTCTCAAGGAGAATCTACAGGTAAAGCAGCTGCAGGTGCAGGAGGAGCAGCAGTTGGTGCAGCTGCTGGAGGACTTGCTGGGGTAGCATTGGCCGGAGCAATTGGTCAAACTTTAGTTCCTATACCTGGACTTGGCTTTGTATTGGGAGCCGCGGTTGGTAGTTTAGGAGCATTTGGTGGAGGTTATTTAGCTGATAGAGCATACGAAAAAGCAACTGGTGAAAGAAGTGTAAAGGAAAAACAAAAAATAAAGTTAAAACAACAAGAACAAAAACAAAAAGCTACAGCCGCAGCTAAAACATCAACTACATTACCACAAGTATTAGATAAGTTTGACAACGTAGTTACTAAATTTGAAAAATCAATTTCACTTGGAACCTTTGGGTCTTCATCTGACACCCAATATGAAGAAGTATCCATGGAAGTTATGGAAAATGACAACTATGGTGAAAGAGATTTAAGTCCAAGTGGTCTTCAAGGCACTATGCAAGATCTTGAAGCTTCTGGTGGATCTTTACCTAGTTCAAAATTGGGTTCTAAGTATGGAATGAGATTTCACCCAATTTATAAAGTGAATAGAATGCACAATGGTAACGATTATCCGATGTCAGAAGGAACTGCCATTAGTGTAATTCAACCTGGAAAAGTTGCAAATGCTGGATTTGTTAATAATGGATATGGCAATCAAATAAAAGTTGACCACCCTGGGGGAGTGAGTAGTTTTTATGCACATTTGAGTTCTGTGAATGTTTCAGCTGGACAAGACATTACTCCAGGTACGGTTATCGGAAAAGTAGGAACCACAGGTTCTTCAACAGGACCACACCTACACTTCGAAGTAGATGTTAATGGAAAAACAACTGATCCAACTCCATATCAAGATAAAATCTTTAGATTTGGTGGGAATGTAAAAGTTAAACCATCAACTAAACCTCAACAAAACATGGCAGGTCAACCTGTCTCAACAGAACAACCAAGTCAACCAGATAAACCACAAACTCCTACTGCAACTGCTCGTCCAAGTGTGGACATGATGAAAAAATTCCAAATGGCATGGGACAATAGAAACAATCCTCTTGCAAGAGGTAGAATTGAATCTGCTTGGAGTGAAATGACATCAGAACAACAACAACAAGCAAAAACATGGGCACAGTCAAAAGGTTATGATTGGAATGAAATGAAATTGAAAGAAAAACCTTCATCTCTTCAAGCTGCTGCAAATGCGTCAATGATTGTTCCAGTTCCATCGATGCAACAAAACATACCTGAACAAATTCAACAGTATCCAGATTATAATTTACCACAATCAAGTGTAACTTTAATGCCAATTCTTATAGGTGGTGGAGGTGGTGGATCTCAACAAAGACCTATGGTTATTGCTGGAACTGGTGGCGGAGGGGGGACAACAATTATGCCGCCAATTCCTGAAGGTCAGGTGTTAAATAGTTTATTTAAGACCATCTTGTTAACAAACTTGTCGGGAACGTAATATGTCTAATGCATTAACTACATTAAAATACAATGCAGTAATAATTGAATCTTTAGAGACAAAGAATAAGATTGATTTGACTAATTCTATTGCATTCATTGATTACTTTGAAGATATATTGTCTCCATGTGTCACCATGACGATTCAAGTTGCGGCTACTTATACGATATTCAATAGTCTCCCAATTAGAGGGGGAGAAAAAGTCGCTGTTGACGTTGAAACTTTAAGTGGAAATTTTTTATTAGATGGGGATTATGCAATGTATGTTTATAAAGTAAGTGGAATCGTTTCTGATGGAACTAAAGAATATTTTACTCTTCATTTATGTTCTCGTGAAGCACTTACAAATGAAACTGCTAGGGTACAGAAAAAGTATGATAAAAAACCAATTAATGATCATGTAGCTGCAATACTCAAAGATGTATTGAAAACAAAGAAATTTAAAAGTAGTAATATCGAAAAAACATCAAACTCTTATAGTTTTATTGGTACACTCAAAAAACCTTTTCACATTTTAACTTGGTTGGGCCCTAAGGGAGTACCCGCAACATCAGCA